CTGCTCGGCGAGCTCGTCAACGCGGCGTCCACGATTCGCGCGATGGGGGGCTCACGGCTCGAGAACTGCAAGTTTCCTCCGGGTGCTGCAGACGACACGCTCCGGTGTGTGCTGCGGTCCATGGAACCCTATGAACGACTCTCACCGATGCGAAAGGCTACCGCGTGGCTCACAGCGTAATCGATGTTCTTCCGAGGATACGGCGGCTCTCTCACAAGTTTGCATGCCGAAGCGCGACGGCTGAGGAACTCGAAAGCGTGGCAGTGCTTGCGGTCATCGAAGCGGCGCCGAAGTATCGCGAGGAGCGCGGAGAATGGGATTCGTTCGCCATGAAGGTAGCGCAGAATGCGATCGTCGATGAGCTACGCGCCGCGACGGTGAGGCTGAATGCACTGGTGCTTGTGGAGGCGCTCTCTGCCTCGCTTACCGTTGCGCTTCTTGCGAAGAGCCACCGTCTCGGAGGCGGACCAGCCTTCCAAGACGAGGATGCATACGTTTCGCAAATCATGTCGCGCCTCGAAACGAACGCAGTCGGAAAGATGCTATTCGCCGAGAGTCTCAATGGCCGCGTGTCATGCGATGCGCGCGCCGGCAAGAAGCGCGGGCAACGGGGCCGCACACTGCGGGCGCGCCTTTCCGAGGCTCGCAATTCCGCAAAAGAATTGCTCGACAGTTAGCGCTCGGCCGGAAATAGCGGGTTCATTCGTAGTACCGGGGTGCCGCTTGGCGATCCGGATATCGCAGGCCCGAAGATCCAAGACATCCAATGGCTTGGACTTTTGGCGCAACTCGTCTTTCCGAAGGCGCGCTGTAGGGTTCTGGTCGGAAACTCCGCGAAGACCGGCCTGGTCCGTGTCGCGGTATCGCTGAACGGCGCAAAGCAAGACCTGACGGTTCCGCTTGGTGTGCTCGCCAACCGGGACTGGCGGGAAATCCTCGCGCACTGGAGGGCCTCGAATGAGGTCGCGCTCATCGTGCGGGAAAGCAATTTGGTGCACTGATGAAGCTCAAAGAAATCACCTGCGCGCTCGGCGATCACTTCATGGACGCGAACGGCCGCAAGGTGCTGCGGCTCCTATCTGCAAGCGGGCTCACGATGACGCTCATTCCGGATCTGTCCGCGGTCAAAGTCGATGATCCGAAGACAGGGACCTATTACGTGCCGCTCGCTCGCATCCTTCGGTTCTATCCGATCGACACGGCACCGGTGAAGAAGGCGGCGAACCAGTGACGCTGCTCGATCTGCTCAAGGAGATCCGAGATATGAACGCGCTCGACAGAGTGCGGCGGATCAAGGTCGGTGACGTCGAGCTGGAGCTTGCGGCGCCTGTAGACACGGAGACCAGGACCGTCGAGCTCGCCATTCCCCAAGAGCATGGCGTCTCTCTCAATCCCGAGGCGGCGACGCGCGCGGAAGAGGCAGAGCTTTTAGCCGGAGTCTATGGGGCAGGCGCTGGCGGCTGGACGCCAGAGGCCGGCGATGCCTGAGACGCCGCCGAACGAAGACGCGCGTTGGTGGGCGAACAAGGACCCGTCGGGGACGCTCGTTCGCATCCTTGGAAAGCTCAATTCGAGCCAGTCCAAACGCCGCGACATGAACATCCACCATCTGCGCCTCTACGCAGATCGGGACTTGTACGGCGCAACGGGAGCCTATGGATTCGGCGGCAGCCGGATGACGAAGGCGCAGGCATGGCAACAGGTGCAGAACGCGCGCCGCCCGAGATTGTCCATCAACGTCATTCGCAACATGTGCAATGCGGCGACGAGCATGCTCACGCGCTCGCGTCCGAAGCCTACGTTCATCACGGACGGTGGCGACTGGGAAACATGGCGACGCGCATGCAAGCAGAGTCAGTTCATCGAGGCCGTCTACAACCAAGAGAACACGCACGGCCTATCCGCCAAGATGGTGCAGCACGGCGCTATTCTCGGGACCGGAGCGATCAAGGTAGTCCGGGACTACGCCAACAAGAGGCCACGGCATGAGCTCGCGTACATCGGAGAACTGCTCGTCGACGAGACGGAGGCCGTCTACGGCGCGCCGCGTTCGCTCTTCCAGGTCCGGGCGATCGACAAGCTCGTTCTGAAGGAGATGTATGCCGGAGAGCGGGGAGCGGAAGCGGCAATCGATAAGGCGAGCATCGTACAAGGAGTACCGAAACGCGCTGAGGTGGCGGATTGCGCGATGGTCGTCGAGGCGTGGCATCTGGCATCGGGCCCAGACGCAAAGGACGGCCGATACATGGTCTGCACCGACGCCGGGCGTCTCTCTCAGTCCGACTACAAGCACGAGAGTTTCCCATTCACATTCTGGCGGTGGGAAGAGGACCCGCTCGGATTCTACGGAACCGGTGTCGCGTCAGAGCTCAGCGGTATCCAGTACGAGATCAACGAGACGATCCGCAACATTCAAGCGAACTGGTGGAGCGGCGGGAACCTGAAGATCCTCGTGGAGCGCGGGAGCAAGGTCCACAAAGCGCATCTGTCGAACGATCTTCGCGGGATCATCGTCGAGTACACCGGTGTGCCTCCGCAGTGGGTCGCGCCGAACGTTGTTGCTTCTGGACTCGTTGAGTATCTGCAGCTCCTCATCGAGCAGGCGTACAACATCACAGGGATCTCGCAGCTCACGGCGCAATCGCAAACGCCGTTTGCCAGCATGTCGGGACGCGCGCGGCTCGTGCATGAGAACAGCGAATCGCTGCGATTCTTGCCGGCACAGCGGCGGCTCGAGCAAGCAGTTGGCGTGGACCTCGGGTATCGAACACTCGAGGCGTGCGAGGACATCTACGACGAGGTCGGGGACTTCGACGTGCTCTATCAGGATCGGAAGTTCCTGAAGCCGATGAGCTACAAGGAAATCCGCGCGAAGCCGGGGTCGTACAGCATTCAGTGCTACCCGACATCGATTCTGCCGAGCACGCCCGCCGGACGCTTCACGATGATCGAAGCGTGGGAGGCGAAGGGCTGGGTGACTCCCGAAGAGTCCAAGCGCCTGGCCGACATTCCGGATCTCAAGCGCGAAATGGACATCGACCAAGCGCCGATCGACTTCATCGACGGAGAGCTCTCGCGCATCGTGCAGGGCGAGGAAGTCAGCACGGACGGACCGGTGTTTCCGCCCGAGCCGGACCAGCCGATCGACCTCGTCATTCAGCGGACCATCAAGTGGATCTACTGGGCGCGGACGAACGGAGCTCCGGAAGAGATCATGGAGCAGCTCCGCGTCTATCGCGATGCGGCGCTCGCGATCCAGCAAAACGCGACACAGCAAGCGGCAGCCGCCGCAGCCGCAGCAGTGCCGCCAGTGCCCCCAGGGATGCCGCCAGCCGGAGCCCCGATGCCCGGCTCACCGCTTCCGCAACTCCAACCAGGAATGGCTTAGCCCATGGCAGAACCAGCCGCAGCAGCAGCGACCGAACCGACCGCACCCGCACAGTCCGCAGCGCCAGCTGACGCGCCCAAGAGCCGCGCGGACCGCATCAACGAGGCGCTCGCCAAGGGCAAGGCAGTAGCGGCAGCGAAGACAGGCGAGACGCCGAAGGAGGCGGAGCCGAAGGAGCCGAAAGAATCGGCAGCCCCGGAGGCGCCCGCAGAGGGAGAAGAGCCAGCTGCCGCAGCAGCCGAGGGAGAGGCCCCGGCGGCGGAAGCAGACCCGGCGAAGCCGGCCGAGGAACCCAAGACCGCCCGCGCGAAGGAATGGGCGAACATCAACAAGACGAAAGCCGACCTCGCAAAACGCGAACGCGAGGCACGACGGCAGATCGAGGAGAACACCAAGCTGCGCGCGGATCTCCAGGTCATTCAGCAAGAGCTGATGAACCTGAACAAGCTTCGCAAAGAGAGCCCGAAGAAGTTCATCGACGCGATCGCTGCTGACTCCGGCGGTATGCGACGACTCTTCGAGGAAGCGCTTCAGGAAGAGAAGCGCACGCCGGAAGACGAAGAGAAGATCGCGCTGCAGCGCAAGATCGAGGAGTTCGCATCCTGGAAAAAGGAACAGGAAGAGCGCGCCGAGAAGTGGCGCAAAGAGCAGGAAGAGCGCCAGGCGCAGCAACAGCACGAGGCAAATTTCAAGTTTACGCAAGACACGATTGTGCAACTCGTGAACGAGGGCGGTTACCCGAACGTGCGGAAAGCAATCGACGTTGGCGATGGGCGCTTTTCTGCGCGGCGACTGGCCTACGTAGCCGGCGATATTTACAACAGAATTTATTCAGAATGGGAGCGGACCGGCGGGCGCAATGGCGGACACGATCAGCCGATTTCTGAAGTCTTGGACGTAGTGGAAGAAGAGCTCGCCAAGGATGCGGGCTCGGCGCCTGCCACTGAGGCGCCCTCCGCGCGGGCAACCGGAGCCGAACCGACGGCGAAACCCGAGGCGAAACCAAAGCGGACGCCACCGACCCTGACGAATGCGCATGCCGCAGCCCGAGCGTCCGGTGGACGTGAGCTGAAAGGCGAAGAGCGTCGACGGTTCTTCGCATCGCGGCTCGGCAAAGCGCAGTAACCGCCCCGGTGACGAGTCATCGCGGGCGCGAGGAGCGATGCCCGCATGACTCAGTACGATTCAACAACGCTCGGACCGGCGATCAAGGAGTACTACTCCAAAGAGACGGTCCGGGATCTCGTTTACGAGAACAACCCATGGTTCGGCATGGTGCAGAAGGAACGCACCGGCGGCAAGTATTACGACTTCGTCGTCGAGTACGAGCTTCCGGCGTCGCGCTCTCACGACGTGTCGAAGGCGCTCGCCAACAAGAAGGCGGGCAAGTTCCAGAATTTCCTCGTCACGCAAGTCAAGGACTACATCGCGATCAGCATCGATCGGCAGACGATGTATGCGACCGACAAGAGCGAATATGCGTTCTTCTCGGCGCAGACCCGCGCGATTGACTCCGCCCTGAAAAACCTCGTTCGGTCGCTCGCGATGGGCATGTACCGCAACAAGGGCGGCGCACGCGGAAAGATTGGGACGAGCGGCATCAGCGGCTCGACCATCACGCTCGACGACATCGAGGAGATCGCAAACTTCGGCGTCGGCGACACGCTGGTTCTCTCGGCAAACGACGGTTCGACGTCTACCGATACGCTGCTGAACGGCGGCGCCACGGTGAACGTTACCGGCGTGAACCGCGACACGGGCGTCATCACCTGCAGCGCCGGCATCGTCGCGAGCATCCCCGCCGCGGCAGATGGAAACTTCATCTTCAAGGACGGCGACTTCCAGGCGAGCATCGCGGGGTTCGACTCGTGGTGCCCGACGACGGCGCCGACCGCCGGTGACTCGTTCTTCGGCGCGGACCGCTCGCCCGATGTGACGCGGCTCGCCGGCTGCCGAATCTCGGCAATCGGTGACCCCATCTCGGAGGCCATCCTCAAAGGGTGCGCACGGCTCGGTCGCGAAGGCGCGATGCCCGACACGGTGCTCATGAACAACGCGAGCATGCGCGACCTCATCATCGAGCTCGGCAACAAGGTCGAGTACGAGGTCACCGGGGCCGAAGACGCCAACGTCGGATTCAAAGGCGTGATCTTCATGACCGACGCCGGCAAGGTGACTTGCTACTCCGACCACAACTGCCCGAACAAGAAGCTCTACATCACGAGGAAAGACGTGTGGCGCATGGTGCACTCCAGCGTCGATGTCCCCGAGGTGCAGGACGAGGACGGGTCGGCGCTCTTCCGCGAGGCGGGCTCCGACGGGTTCGAAGTGCGCATGTCGTACTACTGCAACGTGCTCCCACTCTCGCCCCAGGAGAACTGCGTCGTCACGCTCGCCGCGTGATGAACGGAGGAAACGAAGATGGCAGATTCAACCTTCAAGACTCTCCTGAAGAACAAGCTCCGCGCGATTTTCGGCGCGGGCGAGGACTCCTCGGGGTCACTCAAAACCGCTGTGGATCAGCTCGCCACGAAGCGTATCGTGGAGCACTGGCCGCGCCGCAAAGCCGGAGCGATCACCAACGATAGCTTCAACTTTGCCCATACGGCGTCAAAGAGCCTTTCGCAACCGGTGCTCGAGCGGGTCATCTACCAGGCGCATCGGGAATGCTATGTCGGCTCGGCTGCGTTCGCCCCGAACGTCTCTTCGACGACGACGGCCTCAGCGTCCGCATCATGGACGCTGCTCATCAACAAGCGCGGCAAGGGCACGGGCACCTTCTCCGGAAGCTGGTCGGTGACATCGTGCATCGGCGGGCTCACGAGTTGCACGAAGAAAGACGGTGACACCACGGTCAGTGTCTCGGTCTTCAAGAGCAACGTGGCGTTTTGCCCGAATCCGCTCGGACTCACGAAGAGCTCGACCAAGATTCGCCTCAAGCGTGGCGACGTGCTCACGGCGCGCATCCGTAAGGGCCGTGTCGGACACGCGGACGACGCGGGGGCGTGGTTCCCCGGCGGCAAGCTCGAAGTCACGATCGTGGAGGACTGATGTCCAGAACCGCATTCGCATCGCTCGTGCACAAGACGCCTGGAGTCCGATTCATCGTCGGTACCTTTCAAGAGAAGGTCGGGGCTGACCCTGACATTCTGCTGGGCGCCGGATGGAGCGTCGCTCGCACGGCGGCGGGAAAGTACACCGTCACGTTCGACCAGACGTTTCCACGGTGCATCGCGCTCCTGACGGACATCGGTGAGTCAGGCGACAACAAGGACTTTGCGTCGCACCACGACGAGATCGACCTCACTACGACCTGCTCGAGCGTGATCATTCGTACCTGCGTCGGCTCCACCGGCGTCGACACGGAGACGGAGGATCAGCAGGTCTCGTTCCTGGCCATCATGGCCGACACGTCGATCGTCACTCAGCGGAGCTCCTGATGGCAGGCAAAGGCGGAACCGCAATCGTCATCGGTCTCGGGCGTCCCAAGGGAATGCCGATGGGCAAGCCTGGGTCGGACGACGGAGACCATGCAGACGACGGTTCCGCCGCCGAGGATGACGCCGTCCAGGCGATCGGCGATGCGCTTGGATCCAAGAATGTGGACGTGCCAGCGCTGAAGGATGCGCTGAAGACGTTCATCGAGGTCTGTTACCCGAGCCTCGCCAAGGGCAGCTATTCGGAGGGCGAATCCGAAGAGGAGGGCTAGGTGGCCCTTACTCTGGATCAAATCACGACCGCCATCCGGCGCCGCTTGGGGTGGCCGAGCGGCGATACATTCGTTTCGGACGCCGAGCTACAGGAGATGGTTAGGCAGAGCCGTCGCGAATTGCTCGACCTATTGGTGTCGGTGCACCAGGGTGACTATCGACTCACTGGCGCAGGTTTTCAAACGATAGCCGGTCAGGGCCTTTATCTGATGAGCCCATTTAACCCGGCGATTGCTACCGGCGCAGCGCCCGATCTGCAGGCGGACTTCCTTCGCATTAGAAAAGTCGCGCTGCTCCTAGACGGTATTCAATACCCAATGCGTCGATGGGACGTGGAGACCGATGTCGATGATCTGAACATCACGACTTGGGACGCTGGTACGGATATCCGTTACAGGCTTTCGGCGGGAATCAGCGACGGAGACGCAGAGAAGTACATTTGGTTTCGGCCCAGTCCCGCCGGCGTATATACAGTAGCGGTATGGGGGAACGTTGGGCTCGAGAATCTCTCATTCTCCGCCACGGACACCATCAACATGCTCGGCAATGACGAGTATCTGGTGCTCGACGGGATGATCAAGTGTCTCCAGATGGAGGAGACGGATACGAGTGCGGTAGAGCGGCAGAAGGCGCGCTACATCGAGATGCTACAGAACAATGGGCCGCCCCTTGATGCCGGCCAGGCAGTGACGATCCCGGATGCCCGTGGCGCCTGGGACGACATGGATCGATTCCGGAGGTGGCGGTGACCTACTACCCCGTGCCGGACATCCCGGAAGGGATCACGCCGTCGGAGCGCCGATTTTGCGAACAGGTGCGGAGCGCTATCGCGAAACTCGACGCATACGGGCAGCCGCTCGAAGTGCACGAGCCTTTCTATGCTGAGGCGTTTTTTGCCGAGGCAGGGATTCCGCTCCCGGAATTCGTTGTCTATCGCGCCGACAGACCGGTGGAGCTTCTCTACGCAACGTGGAGTCCCAATTTCAGCGGCGCCGTGCAACATGACTTGCGGCTCTATTACCGAGAAGCCGGCATTGCAGAACGGGTCAAAGTGCAGGAGATCGCCGCTGGTCTAGCTATCACGGAGAACTGGAAAGCGGGAGTTGGTAAACGGTTCGTCCAAACGCTGAAAAGCCACGCATTGCGCTCCGGCGAAATGCTCACGCTCGAGATCACGGACGCAATCGTCGGTCCCGATCAGCCGTACCCTCCGGGACTGCTCTCTCTCTACTTGCGTGGGGCAACAAGCTAATGCCCCTGCAATGGAACAAGATCGAGATCCCGTTCGGTTTCGGCATCGACGAAACCGCGCACCGGTTCATTCAGAGCCCACCGGGAGTCGCGCAACTGTTCAATGGACGCATCGACAAGGACGGACAGATCAACTTCCGTCCGGGATACAACGCGCGGGCGCAGGCACCCGGACAGCCATACTGGCTATTCGGCTATAACGAAAGCCTTTATTGCGCGTATCAGGAGACCGACGCGACAACAAACACCGTCTGCCAGGCGCTCGCCTGCCTCAATAGCGCAGGCGCGCGATTCGACCCGCAAGGCGGTTTCGTTGCCACGAACGCACTCACCGAGGCCCAGATCCTGGAACGCCTCGCAGTGGCCCGCGACACGACGCGAAATATCGGCGACTTCGACGACTCCGGCACGGTCACTGGCATGCAGGGGTTCGACTTTACGATCGACGAGTCGACCGATCAGTGCATCCTTGCATGGATACAACGGACTGACGACGCGGCAGGTTCCCCAGTCGTCGTTTACGCAACGGTCCTCGATACTCTGACGCGCGCCGTGGTGAAACCGGCGCAAAAAGTGAGCAATACAGCCATTGCTACGAGCTCCGTCGCCCGCGTCAAGGTCATCAAGGAGGGAACGACGGTCCATGTCGTATACGACGATCCTCCCGCAGGCACGATCCGATGCCGCGATTACGACCTCTCCACGCAGGCATGGGGAGCCGATACGCAGCTCGTCGCGAATTACGCAACGCTCGTACCCGGGACCTGGGATGCGGCCGAGGGCGGCGCGAACTTCTGGGCACTCGCCTATCGAGATACGACGCCGCAACTACATACGTGCCTGATGGTGGGTGCGGCGGTCAGTACACAGACTACGCTCGCGGAAGATCCGCTGTCGATCGCGGTGCTCATCAACGGCGCAGTCTTGCCGTCTGGCATCATCTGGGTCGTCTATCACCGGAACGCGACGGACCTTCGAGGCATCGCTTACGACCTGGCGTTCGGGGTAACGGCCGGACCGACAACCATCGAAGCTGTTGCGACACTGGCATGCACGATCGGCATCGTCGAAGTTGCGCAGGGGACGAAGCTCCTGATTTGCTGGACGACGCTGGGCACAGCCACGACGCGCACCACGTCGAAGTACCGGACATGGACGACTGCTGGTGTGCTCGGGACACAGTGCGATCGGTATTCGCTCAGGCTCGCATCGAAGCCTGTGTTCTACGGCTCAGTCTGTTACGCGAACTACCTCTATGCCGGGCTCGGCGACACGTCCCCGGTACTTCTCACGATGGCGCTGACCGGTGTGGCGGGATCTTCGACCGGCGCCCAGGTAATGTCCTATCGCACGTGCGCGGTATGGATGCAGGGCTTTGCCGGCTACATCCCGCAAGATTCGACGACAGCCATCGGCGGCTCGCCTCCCACGTTTCGCCTCTTCGGAAATGCCGCGGAGCATTGGTTTCCCGCGCTCATTCGCGACACGATTCGCAATGAGACTGTGGTTGGCCGTATGGCGCCGCGCATCTTCGGAAAGAACGGTCTCGATCTGTGTCGTGTGGATCTCAACGCGACCGATGTTAGGCGCCCCGCGGAGATTGGCGGAAACGTCGTCATACCGGGCGGCAAGACGCAGGTGTTCGACGGACAGGGCGTCATCGACCACGGCATGTGGTATCCGCCAGAGGATGTAGTGGGGACGGTCGCGGCTGGAGGCGCGCTCTTGGCAGGAGACTATCAGGTCGCTTTGATCTGGAAGTACGAGACCGAGCATGGAGTGCTCCGGTCGCCGCCAGTGTTTCCGACGGACTCGGTGACAGGAGACCCGCTCTTCACGACGGCTCTGAACGACAAGATCACGCTGTCGATCCCATGCCTGAATGTCACGCAGATGTTCAACGCATTCCCGGGCGGCAATCAGCGCGGTAACGCCGTGCAGGTCGAGATTTACCGAACCGAGGCCAACGGTTCGGTGCTCTATCTCGAGGACTCGCTTCTGCTGTCAAACGACGTCTTGGGCACATCGACGCACTTGTCGGTAGCCCTCGTGGCAACGGACGTGTCGATCAAAGACAACGCCGAGCTCTACACGACCGGAGACATTCTTGCGTCTTGGCCACTTCCAGCCTGCGACTGCTTCGTCGTTTACAAGAACCGCGTTTTCGGCATCTCCAGCGAGGATAAGAAACAGCTCGTCTTCACACAGTTCCTGCAGGATGGCGAAGTCCCACAGTGGCACCCGTTCCTAGAGCTCCGCCTCGACGATGACGGGCCGTGCACGGGGCTCGCCGTAATGGACGACAACCTCGTGGTTTTCAAAGAGGACGCCGTCTATCTGGTCCGCGGCAACGGGCCCGATCGGAAGGGCCTCAACCAGGACTACATCGTGAGCAAGGTGCAGAGTCCGCACGGCTGCATCGACCGGCGGAGCATTGTCGTAGATCCGCGTGGCGTAACGTTCCGTGCGCGCATGGGCATTATGCTGCTGAACCGCCAGCTGCAGGTGCAGTACTTCGGCGTGAAGATCGAAGACTTCATGGTCGATGCGCGGGAGATCCTCGATTGCGCGGCGCTGCCGAACTACACGGAGCGCCTCTACTTCCTGACGGACGATGGTGGTGCAACTCCCAGGATCTTTGTGTACCAATGGAATAACGATCAGTGGGCAGTGGACACAATAGAGAATTCTGAACAAGGCTCAGCTGTGCCGCTCTGTATCGCATGGGTGGATGGCATCGCGTATGTCGCTTTTGCCAATGAGCTCACCGTGTACGCGCACGAGCTCGACATGGATCCGCATGCGACGTTTGGGCTCGTGATCGTTTCAAATTGGTTCGCATTTTCGGGACCGCAAGGTTTCAAGCGGATTCGCGCGATCGAATTCCTTGGAGAATATCAGGACACCCACGAGATCTCGGTGTTTCTATTCCGAGACTATGAAGAGGTCACAGCGTTTCAGTCAGTGACATTCGACAAAACGGAAACCGCGCTGTGGCAGCCGTACCAATTCAAGATCCACGTGTCTGAGCAGCGGTGCGAGGCGTTGCGCTATGCGATCTTTGTCACGCCGCAGGTGGTTGGTGATCACGACATCCACAGCGACTCCGTGACGCTCGTGGCACAGGCGTTCGACGTCGGAATCAAGCCGACGCTGAAGAGACTGCCGGATGCGCAGATGAGAGGATAGGGCGATGAGCGATTTTTCGGATGCATTCAATCGTTTCTTGGGAGGACACAACGACGCACCTCAGGTAAGCGCGGCGCCGATGGTACCCGGTCTTACGGGTGGCTCGGCGCAATGGACGGAGGCGGACTATCAGGCCGCGCTGGATCTCTACAAGCGGATGACGCCGGAGCAGCGTTACGCTGCAGGAATGACGGGTCCACCACCACCTCCGGAGCTCAGTCCCGGCATCGCAAACGTCAACCTGCAGCGCGGCCATTTCAATCCATATCTCGCATCACTCGAAGCAGCGGCAGCTGGACAGGGACCGAGTCAAGCGCAGAATGCATTACGCGAGGGAACGGCCGCGACGGTTGCGACGCAGTACGGAATGGCAGCTACGCCATCAGTAGGAGGCGCGGCGCAAGCGGCCCTCGTGCAGAACGCGCAGAACAAAGGTGCAGAGGCAATGCAAGCGGGCGCGCGACAGGCGGCACAGCTGCGAGCCCAGGAGATGACCGATGCTCGGCAGCAGCTTGGCCAAGCGCTTCAGCAACAGCAGGGCATCAATCTCCAGGGCAGCGGTCTCATTACGGAGCGTGAAAAGGCTAACCAGCAAGCCGGAATCAGCGCTGGAGGCATCAACGCGCAAGTAGGCGAACAGAACCGCGGCGGCATCGCCAACATTTGGCATCAGGCGATGAGCTCCGACATTCGCGCGAAAGAGGACATCACGCCACTTCAGTCCTTTACTTCGACGCTCGGCACGGCAGCGACAGCGCCCATGGGAGTGCCGCAACAAACGAATCCGTTCGATTATCACAACTACATGTCCGACGAGTCGACGCAGGCAGCGGCGCCGGTTGCAGCGAAAGAGTCCGCCGGGTTACTTTCCAGCATCTTCAGTGATGAGCGGTCTAAGGATCACATCCGCGCGCTCGAGGGGGCGCTGGCGGAGAGCCGACGCACTGCCGATACAATTGGCGGGACACATATATCCTACCCAGGCATTCGTGGTTCCGGAGCCGTGCCGACGGTGCCACAGGGTGCTGCAAGGCCGTTCGCCCCCGGCGAGTATATCGACAACAACGACGGCTCATGGTCCAGCGAACGAAGCATGACCGTTACCGATCCGCGCCTGAATGGTGGACGCGCCACGATCATTCCGTCCCTTTGGATCCGAGATGGGAATCCGTACCAAGCGCGCGATGAGCGAGAAGCTAGCGACCTTGCTGCGGCGAGCGGTGTCCCATTCCGCGGCTACGGGAGTATTCCGGAAGCGGAGCGGGCATCAATAGACCGGGAGCGGCGCTGGCAGAAACTCAGTCCGGAAACTTCCGGACAAATGGAGCCATTATGGACGCCGCAAGGCTCCCGCCAAGCCCTCGCCCCCGTCGCCCCCTACGAGTACCGCTACAAGCCGCAGTTCGCGGCGGCAACCGGTGATGATACCGCTCCACGTGCAGGCGTCATGGCTCAGGACCTCGAGCGCTCGCCGAGTCCGGCGCTGCGTTCTGCCGTTGTAGAGACGCCGATGGGCAAAGCGATCGACGGAAAGCGGGCACTCTCGGCGAATCTTGCGCTCTCCGCGGGGCTCGACAAGCGGCTCCGGAATATCGAGGGCGCGCTCTCGCAGCCAACCGTATACCCCAACCTCGCACGCTGATGCCCATCCGACCCGAAGAATTCGATCTGATGCAGAGTTACCTGAACGGTGCTCCGCGTGAAGATTTGCAGGCCCGCCTGGACAGCATGTACGGGCCTGTGACGCCGGACATGCGGCAGGCGGCGTTCGGCGGAGCCGATGCGCGAACGGCGCAGAACATGAGCACCGAGCCGGCGATGTCCGTAGCGCCTGCTCCTAGCCCGTTCGTTCCGACGCCGGAGAACATCGAGGCGGCACAGCGCGCAGTGCCACCGGCGCCGCCACCGGTCGCGACGGACGCGGGCGGCATGAGCGTGCAAGCTCCGGCGATGTCTGAAGGTCCAGCGATGAGCACGATTTCGCCGGAGCAACTCGCGAGCATGGGGCAGCAGGCGGAGGCGAGGCTGGCGTCGTCACAGGCATCCACTGCTGCGCCGAGTGGAGCAGCGCTACCGCCTCCGCAATCGCCGGAGAACGCCGAAATGCAGCGGTATCTGATTGGCGGCTATCGCGGTGGTGGTGGCAGGGTCGTGCCCGGCGGTGAGCAACTTGCGAGCCGAACGGTGACGAGAGAACTCAGGGCGCCGCTCAGTCCTGAGACCTCAGAAGAACTCGAGGCAGCAAATATCGAGGCGCAGGGGATGGCGGTCGGTCAGGGCGAATCTGCCGCCGGCATGCTCGAGAAACAGGCGGCAGCGCAAGCCGAGCAAGCCCAGAGAGCAAGAGAAGACCTTGCACAGTACAAGCGCGTCAATGCAGCGAAACAGGCCGAGTACGACATGCAACGCGCAGAACTCGACGATATGCGCGCCCAGGTACAGCGCGAGCCAATCACCTTTTTTAGCGGCGATACGACCGGGCATGCCATCACGAAGACGATCGGTCTTTCGATGCTCGGTCTGCTCGCTGGACCGATGGCCGTCATGCAGGCGGTCAACAACTCGATCGCTCAGAAGGAAAAAGAGCGCGGGCAGGCGATGACGCTGCTCGATGACCAGCTGGATCGTTTCAAGGCTGGAATTCCGAGCCCTGAAGCGCAACAGCTCTACACGCGCTCGCTCGGGCTCGACGCTGCTGCCGCCGAAGCGGACCGCATGGCGAATCTTGCGAAGGCGGAGGACGCGCGCCAGAGAGGCTTTGCTCTTGCGGAACAGCTACGTCGCGAAGCATTGCAGGCACGAGCGGCGGCGCAGTCCGTGTCTCTCGGAAAAGAGGAGATCAAAACCGCGAACGTCCCGACGAAGGTGGTCGGTGGCGCGCCTGGAGGAATGGCTGGTCTTCTCAAGCGGGCGAAAGAGTTGGGGTTGGCACCAGAGCAGGCGCTCTATTTGGCGAATAGAGGGCAATTGCCGAGCGGAGGAGGAGAGCCTCAAACCGAATTCGAACTGAAGAAGCTCACCGAAGAAATGAAGCGCCGAGTAACCCTGCCGAATGGCGAAGTGGTGCATGCGCGCAGCGACACAGAGCAGAAGTCCGCACAATCAGCAATGGATTCAGGGGGCGCTCTACTGGAGAACTACGACAGATTGGGCAATCTAACGGAGCAAGTTGGCATCGGGGGGAAGATAGCCAGTGAATCGCTAGGCGAGATTGAAGCGACAATCTCTGACATTGCTCTGACCCTGAAAGACCAGAAACAACTCGGCGTACTTTCCGAGTCCGACATGATACTGATTAACCCGCTGACAGGTAGAGAGGCCGGCGATCTGATCGTTACGCCTAAACTGATCGGGCAATTGCGGCGGTCGCGCGAACTGGTGCACAGGAAGATCCAGCAGGAGCGCGCAAAGCTTCTCACCAGTCCATATGGGAGCACCGCCGTTGGGCGAACGGCTACGCAATCGAAAGAAGGGCTCATTCCCAGCGAGTAGGCATGGCCGAACCAGCCGAACAATTTAAGCCCACGAAGCCCGGATATGTGCATGTCACAGCTCCGGATGGGACGCATTGGGAAGCGCCGGCCGACAAGCTCGATGGCTTACTTGCCGATAATTACACCGTCGAGTCCGACCAAGCTCGCAAAGAACGCCTCTACAAGCAGCAAGCCGGAATCGGCACGTCTCTCGGTGCCGCCGCCGAAGGCGCGCTATCGACCGCCACGCTCGGCGGGTACGACGTTCTGGCTAGCGAACTCGGCGGTGAGAAGTACCGAGAGGAGCGGGCGCTACGGGAGAAGGCCGCGCCGCTCTCGAGCATAGCCGGTAAGGCCCTTGGGCTTGTGGCTCCGGCCCTCCTCACTGGCGGCGAGAGCCTGGCGGCAGAAGGCGCTATAGCCGCCGGAGAGACGGCTGCGCGGGCTGGCGCGGCAACGGCGCTGGCGGAGTCAGGGGTGGCCGGGGGCGCCGCAGCGCGCGGCCTGCTTGGTCTGAGCAGAACGATAACCGCGCCGGCGCGGGGCGCCCTGGCCCTGGGCCGCGGCGCCGAGGCCCTTGTGGGCGGTGGTGAGATAGCCGGCCAGACCGTGCGCGGATTGCTGCCCACGCTTGGCATCGGTACCGAGTCCCTCGCCGGTCGCGCCATCACATCGGGCGCCAAGATGGCCGCCTCAGGAGCGGTCGAGGGCGGGCTATTCGGAGCCGGACAGGCTCTCAGCGAGACCGCCCTGGCCCCAGGCGGGGATTACTCGCACCTGGCCGAGCGCGTCTTGGCGGGAGCGGAGGAAGGCTCGCTATTCGGCGCGGCGCTCGGGGGCGGTCTCGGGACGGTCGGCGGTGTGGCGTCGAAGATCGGTTCCAAGATGGCCGAGCGGATCGGCGAAGTGAAGCTCGACAAGCTCGCTGCCGATAATGCGATCAAGGCACTGGCAACCGAAAAGCGGGCGGCGCGCGAGCTGTCCAGGGTGGGCGACTCGGAAGCCGTGGGGCGGCGTCTCCTCGACGATGACATCGTGCGCGGCGGGCGGTCCTACGAGGACATGCTCTCCAGGGCGCAGACGGTCAAAGCCGAGGCGGGCGAGCAGATCGGCAACACGCTGAACGTTCTCGACGAGGCTGGCCATGCGATCGAGGCAAAGCCGCTCTTTCAGAAGATTACCGACAACGTGATTCAGCCGCTTCTCAAGAGCGACAACATCATCGACAGGCGCGCGGCAAAGGTTCTCGCTCAGCAGATTAAGCCGATTGCTGAGGACACACTTCAGTCCAACGCCGTCGGTTTCGAACGGCTGCACAAGTTCCGCGGAGGGCTCGTGCCGCAGAATGTTTGGGGAGCTCCTGGTGCACCAGACGCGGTCAAAAAGGGCCTCATCAAGATGCGCGGCATCATGGACGACGCCATCGATGCCGGCGTGGAAAGCGGATTCTCGAAGATCAATCGCGAGGAAATGAAAGCAATTGCGCTCAAGCGTGCGCTCGCCACTGAGGGTGACGTCGGAGCGGCGGCGCAGCACGCCGATCAATTCGTTGCCAGCATGGCGGACGGTGGGGCGAAGAAGGCGTACCTAGATGCGAAACTCTCCTACCGCGCATCAC